CCGACTCCGTTAGACCCTTACTAAACTTTTGACCTACTAAATCTGTTAATTCAGTCCCGTAATCCCAACTATAAATAGGGTACTCGAAGCGGTCTGTTAGTATGGCTTTATATATCCATACCTCAAGTGCCTTAGCTCCTGTTAATACCATTAGATCGTTGGTTTCAGGATCTATTATAAAATCATTATTTTTAAAGTCATATGCATACTCATGTAGCAATGGTAACTCTATTTGTATATTGCTAACATAATCACTCGGCACTCCTACAAAAGGGAAAAATGTATCTGTCATTACAACACCACCCTATCAATTATAAGTACTCTATCCTCGTCATACTTAATTAGGACGGTATCGCCTTTTTTTAATTTATTACTCCTTATGTTATGGTTATGCGTTTGAGGTCCATTACCTGCATCTGTTACATAGCCCTCACATAAAAACTTAACCCATGAGGAATATCTAATCTGTTTTTTTACTATCACCATATCATTAAATGTTAATTCAATATCCGGATGTGATTTTGTTATCGTTGCATAAAAAAGAGGCTCTACATATCCACGACTGCCCTCTTTCCTAATAACTTCTATTAGTTCATTTATTCCCGACATTATCTTGCATGCTCCTCTCTTTCCTAATTTACCCCATAACCTACTATTCTGGACCAACTAGACCTGTACTTTCCATACGTTCTTGAGGCTACCCTATTATTAGCATTGCCCTCAATTGTATGTATCTGTATTGACTCACCACTTCCACTAGTTCCCGTTACAATCCCTACATGGTTAGTATATTTTCTTGAGTAACCACCGGAGCCATAAAAGAAAATAGTATCTCCCACCTTAGGAGTGTACTCGCTAGGTGATTTTAAGCGTCCTGCATTCTTGTATGCTATATAGTAGTCATCACATAGATTGGTATTTGCTACAGGTGTATATCCTGCCTCTCTTAGGCATTTAGTTGCAAACCAACAACACCAAGCATAAGACGGCTTATTAATACCATTCCTTAAATACTTTTGAGCAACTTCTGCTACCCTATGTAAACCTTCGGAAGATGTTCCGTTTGTTGTAATAACATTAGCTTCTGCCTCGGCATCTGTCTTAACACCAGTTCCCCATTTAGCGGAAGATACATTTTGGCCAGTAATCTTGTTATAAAACTTACTTATTTCAGGTACCCAATTACCGCCACCTTCTGCATAGACCCCTACCATGCTATTAAGTGATTTTTTGCCCTTGTTTACATAGTTTCTCGCTATGTTTGATATACCTCTTCTTATGCCTTCTTCAGGGCTTGAAAACTTCATCCATGAGCCATCTTTTTTTCTCATACCGAAGAAGTTATTTTGTTCTCTTGCTAATCTTGATGTACCATTGCCTGTTTCGTGCATAGAAATGGCGGCCACAATTGCAGGGTTTACTTTATACATATTCGCATACTTTAAGAACGTTGCACCCATACCGGCTAATTTACCGCCTAACACCTTATCCAACTGCTCCTTCGTTACCCCATGCCCCCAATCTCTACTACTTGTAACTTGACTGTTGGCTGTATCATCTTTACTCTCTTCCTTACCTGCGTCTTTTTCATCCATGATATTGTCAAAATTCAACTCTAGGTCTATCTCATATTTACCACCGGACCAAGTATGCTTATCCTTATCGATATAAAATTCACCTATTAAGCCGGTAAAACTATCCTGTACTTGTACCTTATATCCACACTTACAAGATATATCGCCATAACCGGATAGACTGCAGGTCTTTTCAGGACCATTAAATTCAGCCTTTATTTCATCATCTGTTAAGGCTTTGTCTTTCTTTTGTTCTATAACCTTAGAGATATATTGATATAACTTCCTCAATTCCTTGTTTAACTCTTCTTTAACTGTATTGCCTTTTTCATCAACAATTACAACTCTATTAACAAGGTTTTCTAGAGATACTTTATAATTAGCAGAACTCATATTCTGACTTTCATTAAACATAATTCTAAGCTTTTTAACACCTTTTTCAATTACATTAAATTTATCTATATCAACTTCTATCATGTATTTTTTATGATCTTTATCCTTCTTTGAGTGGGCTGTGTATGCGGACATTATCGTATCATACCTAGTTGCCCCAACAAACATCTTTGTTATCTTGGTATTTGCAGGAGCAATTGTCCCGTACTTTAACGAGGTTTGATTGCCTTTACCCTTAAATACTTCTTTTGCTATGTCTTGTGCGGTTTTGTCTACAAAATTATAATTAACTTGGTCCTTGGCTAATAAAAAACCTATATCATGAGCTATCATGGTTATTTCATTATTGGTATTGGACTTGTCAATATCTATAATTGTACCCCTATATATTTCCTTACCACCAACATAAAAACAACAGGTAGACCCCTCAACAATTCCCAATTGTTCTAGTTTGCTATCAGTTACAGTCTGTATAAGATTAAATTCAAGCGTCCTAGAGGGTGATTTAATATCACCACTCCAAGTTACTGTTGTTAGTGCCTTCCCTAACTTATAAAACTTTCCATTTTTAATGTGTACTATCAATTCTATATCATTGTTTTTATATACTGCCATTAAGGAATCACCAACTTCCAATCGCTATATATAACATTAGATTTTTTTAACTTAGGATACCTTTTTAGGTTTTCCGGATTATTAACTATTTTTTTATATAACTTACCGTCCCCATAGTATTTTTTAGCTATCATATATAGATGTTCTCCATGTTTAACTGTATGTGTCTTCCCTATGCCCTGACCTTTAGGATTACTTAAATCAAAGGTGGGCTTATTCCTTGAGTATACTTTGTTAGGTATATAATTTTTAGCATTATTTCTAACAGGTTCCGGTTGCCATTCAGGGATTATTATATCCTCATCTTCTTTTAACTCAAGAACAAAATATACATCTCCGCTACCGTCTTTTTCCTTATACTCAAAATGGTTAATCCTAACTTGTAAATTAATAGGTGTAGATGTAACAATGTACCTTAGCCTTGTACCTTGTTTACACCAACCTTCTAACTTATTTACATAACTATATGGATCAAGACCTTTAACATCTATAAATCTGTATTTAGCAGATGAACTAGGGAATAAGCCGGATAATGATATTGAGTCCGGTTCTGTTCCATTAAATAGATTAACAGTCCCCTTTTTTATTATCTTTTCGCCTGATATATCAGCGTTTACATTCTTGCCGACTTCAGACGGACACACTGGGAATCTTAAATTATCGCCTTGAGCATTTAAATATACTTCTATTTCTGCCATCTTATACACCCCCTGCGACTGCTAAATTTATCTTCTTAGCAACTCTACCGGCCAACAAATCAATATCTGCATTTTCTCTAATAGTTAGACCATTAATAATTATATTAATACCTGAACTCTTACCTCTGCCATCTCTATATTCGTTGGCATCCTGTTTAGTTAGTAGCATTTCTCCTTCATGAGCATTTATAGGGTAATTATTTCTCGGTATAACCTTCTGCCCCATCGCTCTTGACCTACCATTATTACCACTACCACTGTCAGTACCATAAGCTAATCCGCCACGTTCACTATAATTTACCTTAACTGTAGCCCCGCCGGATATTGCTTTTTTAAAGCTTTCCCAAGCGTTTTTAGCCTTTATAATAATATTTGCAATACCACTTATAACACTTACAATACTACTTAATATAGGGCCTATTATTTTACCTACAGCCTTTATTACTCCGGATATGGCCCACCAAACAGTCTTCCAAACAATTCCTAACGCTTGTACTATTGTCTGTATTTCCTTTGAGTGAGACGCTATCCAACCCATAACACCACGTATAACACTACCGACTAATTGTATAACCGGTCTCATACCCTCGAACACCGTTTTAACTATTGTTCCAAACGTCTGTAGTACCGCCTGTGACTCTGGAGACTTGGTCACTATGTGATTATGTAAAGATTTAAATAAGTCGATTGCAGGTTGTATGCTGGTTGTAAAACTGTTAAATATACCATCCCAATTAAGAGTTGAAAGCAACCCACCAATATTATCAAGAGTACTTTTCATTGTATTAGGAAGTTCTGAAATAAAACTTTTAACAGAACTATTATTTACTAAAGAGTTTAACCCCTCAAAAACAGGTTCTGCCCCCTTCTTAATTCCGTTTAAGCCCATTGTCATAGCATCTTTGAATGTCCATGGGATTTTATTAAATCTTTCTTCAATTTCTCCAGCAGAATTAAACATTGCTCGCTTGATTAAATCAGATGTTATTTCTCCATTTGATGCGGCGGTTTTAATATCTTTATCACCCAATTCTTTTTGAATTGCCTTTGCTAAGAGGGGAGCATTTTCCTTTATTGTTCTAAATTCATCACCTTGCAATGCCCCTGAAGCCATTGCCTGTGATAACTGATACATGGCAGAACTTTGTTCTTCACCACTCGCCCCTGAAATTTTAAACTGTTTACTCAACAAAGATGAAAAATCTACAATTTCTTTATTATTTTTAAATTTATCACCTGCGGTTATTCCTAATCTTGAAACAACATCGGACATAGTTTGAACATCTGTTCTACTATCCATAGATTTTTTAAATATTTCACTTTCGAGTTGTTTTGTCGACATTTGGCCATCATTCATTAAATTAAGCCTTGCTCTAGTTTGTGAAAATTGATCCGAAGCCTTCACTGCGATGGTTATAGCTTTAATGGCAGCTAATGCTAATGCTGCACCCTTTATTTTATTCAAAACACTACTAGCCTTATCTTTAACTCCTATCCTTGCTTCCCACCTTTTTTTTACTATCTCTTTTAACTTACTACCAAGTTTAGCTATACTAGCTGTTGAGGTATTTTTTATATTTAAAGCTATTCTTTTAGCATTTAGTAACATAGCATCTTTTCTAATTTTAGCTAATTCTTTTGTAGCCTTAGCCCCTCTAATTAAAATTTCTTTAGGGGTTATTTTTTCTTCTTTTATCTTTTTAATAAGAGATACAACACGTTTATATATTGGTGTCGCTTTGTCCTTAGGAGCGGAGATTTTAGGCTTTACACTATCCATTAACGCTTTCATTTCTCTTGTTTTTTGGATAATAGGCATTAAATTTTCAGTATAATCGTCTATTAGTGTTATGACCGCTTGTAATTCCTCTGTTGTAGCCATTTAATCACCTCTCATTTTAAAAAAAGCACTAGGGCAGACCATTATAGCCCTATGCCTGCCCTACTACCTAATGCAATACTTAAATCAATTCTATCTTGTTCCTCTTGCATTTCCATCTCTGCAAAAGCCTTTAAAAGGATGTATTCGCCCTTTTTGTTTTTCATTATGTTATAGGACTCTGACGGAAGAATGCGACCCCTAGACCATAAATAATAGGCCATAAGGACATCATAATCCGTCTCTACTAGTTTTTTATCTCTTTAATTGAGTTCTTATTGAAGCCTACTACCTCTCTATATGTGTTGTATAGTTTAGTAATTTCACCTTTAGTTAATAGCTTTTCCACTAGGTGAGACGGAGTTTTAGCATTAAACTTTTTCATTATGCTACTCTGTTTGAATAACTGCTTATCTTCAACGTAAACGCATTCAACCAACAACATCTTCTTAACTTCTAACGGATTAGAGTCAAGTTCAACATCTCCATCATCAGTATAACTAACCTTGTTATACCTATCTTCTATATCCTGTTCAAGGTTAATAGACACCTGCCTCAACTCAACAATAAAAGGTTCTCCAGTTGCCTCTGATAACCTAGGTATTTCCACCTTTTGAGTTTTAACTTTAAACTTACCTAGGTCAGTAGATAAAAGTAAATCTAATACATTTGGTGCCCCTTTTGTTTCATCTGTATTATCTATTTCGGCTGTTTCATTTATGTTATTTGTCTTCATCTCTTCCATCTTTTTTAATCTCCTTTTTAAAACTTTCTTATATCATATCTAAATAATCGTGGTTTGCAAAAGTGAATGGAGCATCTACTTCTCCTATTTCTGCACGTTTCCAGTCTGCAAGTGTTAGGTCGTCAAATATAACTCCCTCTAGTGATACTCTTTCAGTACCATAAGACTGCGGGTCTGCTAATTTTGATACAATTGTAAACTCCATTGACTCGCCCTTTTTAAACTTGTCAGATATTAACCTACCCATTCTAGAGGACATCTTAAATAGCGTTAATGACCCCTTACCCTCTGCGGACATTATTTTATGGCCCACTGTATACTGCCTAGGTATTGTTATTTTTTCCTTATCAAAATCTAACTTAGCCTGCAGAGCCTTACACTCTGCGACATATTCGCCATCAAGCCACACTTCCCCGAATGTACCGGATATAGGTTTTTCTTGGCTAAATTTCATTTCGTTGTAATTCATTAGCTACCTCTCTTTCTATACAGATACTTCAATATCGAAATCTTCCATAGCGTCAATACCCTTAATGCTAATAGATAGGAATACCTTTGAGCCTGTGTTCGCCTCTTTTATTTCCTGTTCCGTCATAGCCTTAACATCAACACCCTTTGACTTTAAGTACTCTTTTTGTTTTGTCATGTTAATGCCAACATCAAAGCCCTTTTCGATTAGCTCTTCTGTTGAAAGGTCTGCTAGGAAATTCTTAATCTCAACAATTAGCAAGCACTTATTATCATAACTATTTGGAACCTTTCCTATATAGTGGTCTATGATAACCTTGTAAATAGCATTGTTAATTAGCTTGTATGAGTTGACCAATTTAATTTTCTTAAACTGTTCCCCTCTATCCTCTGTAATTGATGTTCTTGAATTAACTCCCCTTGCAATACGGGCCTTGCCCTTTTTCCAACACAATGTTAACTTCCCGCTTTCAATTGCGGTATCAATAGCACTTTTCTCCTGATCCGGTATAGACTCTATCTCACTAAGCCCTGCTAATGTTATTGATTGTGAATATGGTGTACCGGCAATTAAGCCTGCTATACGTCCTGTATACGTACTAGCCTTAACAGCTTTACCGCCAACCATGAAATCGTCTGTAACAAAATTAATTACATCCTCTGAATCTGCATTAAGTGTAGGATTTGATAAAATGGCAGTTGCCTCTAATCCCGACCCTTTTAACCTCTTAACAAACTCTATTATTGCGTTATCATCTGCTGCCTTGCTCTCTGCATCCGTTGGATATGCAACAAAATTAAACTCAAGTGACTCAAGTTTCTTTAGTGCATTTCTTAACTCTTCATTCTGTGCAAGACAATACAAATAAACCTTAGAAGGTCTATATGATACTGTCCTTAAACTTGCACCCTCTCTAATATCCTGTTCATTGCCTTTGAATACACCCTCTACAAGGGCTTTTATATCCTTTGTAGCCTTACTAGGTATATCCTCAATGCTATTGATTTCTGTTAGGCCTGTTAGGCCCTTACCTTCTTTATCTTTAGCTATAAGTAATACTATAGATCTTCCTGCCTCTTCTAAGGCTCTCCTAGTTATTTCCTTAAAGCTAATGCGAATTTCAGGCATTCCCATTACTTAATCACCTTCCTATTCTTTACCTCTAAATCAATGCTATCCATTAAATCTGTTGTATCTAATATTTCTATTTTGTCTGTCCCTGCTACCTTTTTGCCATCATACTCTGATATTGTAGTAACATACATATTATTAAAGAGCTTGGTGATTAGTGATACATTTAATCGCCAACCTACCTCATCCTCAGTTACATCAGGTACCACAGTATCGACATGTAGGAATGTATTTGCAACTTTAATGCTCCTAACAAACAAACTCCTTATTTTTATCTCAACCTCATACAAAGACTCTTTACTTATGTTTGTATGAGGGTAATAAGAGATATCTACTATAATTGAGTCCTTGTTGGCAAATAGGGTCGCAACCTCGCTCGTTAATGTTGTAGCCTCAATATAGATACAGTTGTTAGTATTAGCGTATTTTTGTAGTTGTTTCTTATCGATACATATTTTAGCGTCAAATTTATCCTTAATCTGTATCGCCACTGCCCTTACAATATCTAGCGTTGTAATAATATTAATCACCACCAAAAATTTTAATATCCGCCATTTCTTTGGCTAGCAATACCTTGCCTCTCTCTACCGAATTTCTTAGCATATGCTTGCCTGTAACAACTTTAACACCCCCACCTTGTGCCGAGCTTCTAGTCCTATGGCCAAACTCAACATGGCGGGCATATGATGTGTTGTTACTAATAGTAACTTTGTTAAGATCCTTATCCATTTTCCATGAACGTTTTAATCTTCCAGTATCTACTGGAGTATTTAACTTTACATCCTTAAATACATATGCTCCGGTCTTTTTTAAAAGATTATCCGACTTACTATCTATATCAACCTCTAGCTTATTTATTAATTGGTCAATCCCTTTTAGTTTCATACTAAACCCTTTCTTTTTCTGTTACAGGTATTTCTATATGAGATATATAGTAAAATGGCTTAGATGCTATAAATGTATATAGCTTTCCAAACCTCACCACCTCAACTATATCACCCGCTATTATTTCATTTTCAGGCCTCGTAAATATCTTGTGGGTAGCGGTAATATTGGGAACATCTCCATTTATAACAGCCTCATCTTTCCTTGATAATGAGCATGGAATATCCTCTAAAACAACAACATTCTCAATAAAACTACTTATGCCAGTTTCCTCATCTATATCCTCAATGTTCCTTTTGACTGTCATTACATCCTCATATGTTAAGGCTAATAAATCAGCTTCCCAGTTACTCATGTTCTGTATACCTTTCTATGTCTATTTAGGGTATAACAATCTTCCTTGCTAAAATTAAGCAACTCCTCTGCAGTAGTTTTACATGCTTCTTGGTTCTCAATATCTCTCAAGGTTATTGACGTATCGCCTCTGTTGATACTTTTAATACTCTTTATCCCTATACCATTAATAACCGCATTACTAGAGGCTTTATTTTTTCTAGCCTCTTCCTCTGCTAGCTTTAACGTTGATATATCTATTAGTTTTTTTTCAATGAAATCAAAAAGAGGACCATTAAGATCCTCTCTTTTACAATAATCTTTTACTCTAGTAACCAACTTATCAAAATAGTAGCGGATTATCTCTTCATTTGTGTAGCCCGTTACTAGATTTACACCGGCAAGTATTTTTTCAAAGCTAATTTCCTTCTCCGGCATTATCATCACCCTTTTTTGTTGACTTTTTGCCCTTTCCCTTTGGCACTTCTACCTCATCTACAGTTACTACCTCTTCATCAATTGCTGCCTCTTCTACAATTGAGTAACCCTCAACTATTAGTTGGTCGGCCTCTGCCTGCGTTGAGACTTCCCTACTAACATTGTATCTCTCTAGTTTTATCATACTCTCACCTCATATTATTTATAATGTTATTACTTCGCTTCCTTTATGTTAACAAACATGCACTTCTTTTTATTGTCTGTTACCCATATATCATGGAACCTTCTATAGTCTGCCTTCCAACCGTTAGCAGTCTGATTAGTCATTGGGTCAAATACTCTTATTGTATCAAGCTTTGTAACTGCTATTGGTACATTCTTACCAACGACAAGGAAATTTACAGTCTTAGCAGTTGGATCCTTTTCAAAACCGCCCTTTTCCTGTGATGGTGTAGTTCCATCATTTAACTTAATCTTTGATACCATTACATTGTCTGATGTAGGAATGATAGGCACACCATCTATCTGCTGTACTCTCGTTTCTATACCGTATAACATAATAGTCATTGTATTGGCAACTACTGCCCTCGCCTTTTCTACCTCTGTGATAGTATCATAGTTGGCATGTATCATTAACTCACCGTTATAACCTATCTTTCTAATGGCCTTGATACCGTCCTTAATTTCGTCAATTACAGTTGCCTTGTTAGGTACATAGCTAGCCTTAACCATATCATTTACAATAGCATTATTCGCCAAGTATGATATTCTATAAGCGTCTAACTCCGGTATAACCTGCGTCCTCTGGAACTCGTTCATAATCTGGAATATAGTGGCTATACCTGATGTTTCATCAACATCTCTTACATCTAGGTCAAAGCTTCTACCTCTATCCTGTGTCATCTTCTTAGTTATAAACCTTAATGACGCTGACCCTGATGTATAACCATTCTTATAATTACCCATTCCGTCTACTGTTAGTACCGGTATTTTAACCTCATCTCCGCCAAAATACTGTAACTGGCTGTGGTTTGCTTCCATCCATGCTGTTGTCATTTCCTGCACTACTAACTGATCTAACTTTTTCTGTACTACTGCTACTTTTTCAATCTGATTTGGCATAATAAATTTTCCTCCTAATTATAACCCCTTTTTTTACTTTGATAAGCTGTCTAGCATACCCTCAAACGCCTGTAGGTCGTCTGTATTAGTGCCACTGGCCGGATTATATGAGTATGTAGAAGTGTTAGCCATGCTATTATTGTTTAATAAGTTGTTGTTATTATTCTGCGTATTGTTGTCTTCAATAACAAACGCTGACTTATTCTCTTCCATAAACTTTTTCATATAATCCTCTGCACCATCTAATTTTCCGTCTTTGAGTTTGAATTTTTGCTCCTTAAACTTTGAGATAGTTGCCTCTTTTGCCAACTCTGATGTAAACTTATAATTTTGCATATACTTGTCTACTGACAGGTCATACTCTCTTTGGTTGTACTTGTTTTCCCATTCCTGTATAGAGTTTTTTAAACCATCAATATCAACCTTTTCAAACTCTTCAATCTTGGCCTTGGATAACATATGCTCCTTGTTTAATTCCTCATAGTCCTTGCTCTTAGTTGCAATATCCGTCTGCAGTTCAGATATTTTGCCTCTGTATGTTTCGATTGTGTCATCCATTTTTTGGATTGTTTTACCATGTTCCTTCATGATTTTACTGATAACATCATCCTCAAGTCCTAATTCCTTTAAAAATTCTCTCTTCATCTCTTACTCCTTTTCGTTTATTAACGAGGCAACGACCTCGATAGGTTTTGTTTTAACGACTT